TTAGACGATCCCATTGATTTGCTACTAATACCAAATTGTTTTGCAGCAGAGTTTAGAATCTTTTCATCACCGTCTGTATACGACATTGTAATAAAATCACCGCCAACCGGGCCTTCTTTTGTTACTTTGTTATCCGGTGCACTTGCTAGTGCCATCCCAAATCTATAAGCATGATATGGATTGTTGTTGTTGTTTAATGCAGGCCACGCAGCCATGCCCGGCGATGCATCTCTAACACCTTTACGTAACTTCTCTTCGCGCAGTACAGTAACTCGCATTTCGTCCAATGCAAGCTCAAATTCTTTTATATCTTCGTTTGTATATCGTTTCATTATTCATTCCGTTGTGCAATTCATTCCCTCTCTAGTTGCTTGATATAATGTTTTACCACAGACTGTGATATCTTCACTTACACCAGTTATTAGTTGGAAATTAATTTTGTCACCTATTTTAGCGTATTCGCGTGCTAATGTACCACTAACATTATTTGTAGAGTCTTTACGATCACCACAACTAACAAATTTTATAACTACATGTTCTCTACCGGTTGGACCACGTGCGTAATCGACAGTACGAGATGGCCCGCTATTCCAATTATTAAGCGCAGTTTCTAAACTTCTACTACCTGTACCTAATCTATCGCTACCTGCTATAAATGTCATATGCCTATAACCTCTATCATATAACCAGCATGCAGCTTGCCATGGGTCTCTAACATATTCTGTTACCATAAAATTAGAATAGTCAGGATGAATCTTTTTAATAAATTCAGTCTTAACTTCATAATCTAATGGATCACTAGATGGATCGCATTTACTACTTGCAAATATATATGCATGTTCTTTTCCAAGTTCTACGGTTTTCTGTATAACTTTTTTATGTCCAACTGTAGGAGGATTCATTCTACCAAAACAAAAAGTTGCCATTGGCATTTTACCTTTTGCTTCAATTTCTTCAGCTGACACTTTGTATTTAGAAAAGTTGGCTCGGCTAAATTCTAATCTGTTAATAATTTTTAACTTAGTGTTACCTGCGCCTATAACGTAACCTTCATGACTTATAATACTATTTATTATAGGTTGCACTGCACTGTGTACTTGTTGCGTATCAATTTGTTGTTTAATATCTAATTTAAGATTAGATATTGCACTCCATATTTCCCACAATCCTATTAGCCCTTTATATATGTCAATATGGAACTGACCGGTTGGTTTACATAGTTTTTCTGTAACAGATTTAGTAAACCTTGGTGTAGCAAACTCTATAAATCTAGTAACAATGTCTGTTTCTAGATCTTCAGATTCAATCATACTTGTAATAAATGGTCCCATTGCATTAATTACGCATTTACACTTAGCTGCAGTTATTTTAGCAATACACACGTCTACAGCGGTGCTGTGTGTTGCAATAGCGTGTTGTGCATTTAATACTAGTGTGCTGTTTACTACAATATTTGGCTTAGTTGTCATTTCAGTTGCAATAAACGTAATGTCTTTACATTCTGAAAATCCGTTAAATCCTGTAATTGGTTCATCGTCTGCAGTTAATCCTGGAAAGAATGTATGTACTGCAATACCGCCTACACTGTTAGCAATAGACTGACCTAAATTGCTGTTGTGATTAACCCTATATTCAACTGTATTAGGTTTAAACACAAATGAATCACCGATACTATCTGGTATACCTGCCCATAGCAAGTCGCCCATGTAATATGTATCAGTAACATTTGGTATAATTCTATCTAATGCAGGACGTAATATATCTTCTTTGCTCCAAAGATCGCTACGATTAACGTTACGACTAGCGTCATAATCTCTAATAGTAGTAAACTTAAGGTTGCCAGCAGCAATTTGTTTGAACATGTGTTTATCAACAAACACTAAGGTGCCATTACTATCACGACCAAAAACTATAGCAGGAAATCCGTCCCATTTAATAGTTAATGTGTTAGTGTTATAAGAAAGACTAGTTAATTCATTAACTGCTCGTTGGGCTCCTTTAGATCCTTCATTAATGATAAGATCTTCCGGATGTGCAATTCCTGCCATAGTGTTACCTCTATGTAATAATGTTAATTGTGATCGTAACTACCATCTTTCATATCTTTAGATACTTCATCAAACAGTTGTTTACAAGCTGCTTTCCATGTTTTAGCATCAATATCTTCTGGCAATTCACGCATTGGATATTCTTTAGTATACCGTTTATAACCATCTGCTACTGCAGTTTTAAAAATAGTATACTTAATATCTTTACCTGCTTTTTTCTTATCGATAAACGTGTGTACTGCGGGTAGCAAATGACGGCGATATGCATCGTCGTCGTTATTTAAAAAGAAAACTAAATCTTCAGCTAAGTCAAAATCAATCTCATTGCCGTCGTCAGTTTGTTTAATAAACTCCTCACCTTTAAAGTGAGAGTTTTCAAGTAGATCTGTAATACGCATAGTTAAATCCCGTGTTATTAGTATATTTATACTTAATGCACTATCCGATCAACTGTAAGTTTTATTCCTGCAAGTTGCATTCTACACATTAACAACATGTTTTTACCAGTTACATAAAAATGCCCACCACCATAACTACTTTGTTGTAATAACATGTCTCTACATCCGTTAGTAATTCGCAATTTGTTAATAGCATCAGCCCATTCTAAAAAATCTAAATACTGTTTTTCAGTTCTGCCAATAGTAACTCGATATTCGTATTCTATAGTTGGCATATAAACTGTTCCTGCTGTTAAGTTAGCAGGTGGCATGCTAATACTACGCACTTTATCTATGTTGATATCTCTTAATGCAATAATGTCACTGTATGTATTAGTGTACACTGTAACTGTAGGATATTCTACGCGAGTGCAGTAGTCATCCATATCTGTTAATTCGGTGTAGATCTGAGTTGTGTATGCCAAGTCAGCAGGTGATCTCCATGTATTAGTAGTTTTAAGTAGTTTAGATTCACGGGTAATTCTATTAAAATATAGATCACTTTTAGTGCCTCTAAATACATGGCTAAATGCGCATACCAGCACAATATTGTACTGGTATTTGCCTCTGTATAGTTTTTTAGTAGTATTAATCTGCATCTTCAACATTAAACATTTGATCGTATTCGCTTGGTGCTGATATTAACGGAACTTTAGCTAGTTTAGGTTTAGCTAACAATATTAACGAATCGTGTAATACTGAAATTGTTAACCATCCGCCGGATCTAAGGTCACCAAATAACATCATTTTAGCAAGATCTCGCTTGATTTCTTTATCAATAATGCGATGTAATGGTCTAGCACCCATTTTAGAATCAAAACCTTTATCTAATAACCACTGAGTTGCAGCTTTATCAATCTTAATTTTAACACCTTTATCTTTAACTTGATTACGAACTTCGTCAATAAACTTGTTAACTACTTTAATCATCACGTCTTTCCCTAGTTTATTAAACGTAATAACACCGTCTAACCTGTTACGGAACTCAGGTGATAAAAACTTCTTAAGATCTGCATCCGAATAGTCTTTTTCTTGTGTACCAAATCCAATCTGATTCTTTTCTGCAGTTTGTGCGCCAGCATTTGTAGTTAAAATTAGTACAATATGTCGACAATCAGCTTGTTTACCATTAGATCCAGTAATAAACCCGTTGTCCATCATCTGTAATAGTACAGTTGATACATCTGGATGTGACTTTTCAATCTCATCAAACAACAATACCGCATTAGGATTTTCTTGTATTTGAGTAATTAACAATCCTGCGTTATCTTCAAACCCTACATAACCTGGAGGACTACCAATAAGCTTACTAATACTGTGTTTCTCTTGATATTCTGACATATCAAAGCGTAATAGCTTAGTACTCAAGTGTTTAGCAAGTGCTTTAGCAGTCTCAGTTTTACCACAACCTGTTGGCCCCATAAACACAAAGCTACCAATTGGTTTGTTTTCTGATTTTAAACCTGCTTGTGCAACCATGATCTTATCAACGATTTCAGTTAACGCAGTATTTTGACCAAATACTTCTGCTTCTAACTTGTCTTGTAATGATGCTAATGAACTAGTTTCGGTTTGCATAATCTGTTCAACTGGCATGTTGACCATTTTAGCTAATTCAAACTGAATATCAGCTTCTGTAACTACACGATGATCAGCAAGTTTTAAATTAAACCGTGAGCAAGCGCAGTCAATTAAGTCAATAGCCTTATCTGGCAATTTTTTATCTGCTTGATATTTTACAGATAGTTTAATTGACGCTTGTAGTGCTTCATCTTTAATTTTAAGTTTGTGATGGCCTTCGTAATACTTCTTAATACCTTTAAGAATCTGTAAAGTCATTTCTTGTGTAGGTTCGTCAACTGTAATACGTTGGAATCTGCGCATCAATGCTCGATCTTTTTCAAAGTGTTTACGATATTCATCCCAAGTTGTACTTGCAATAACTTTAATGTTACCTTTGCTTAATGCAGGTTTCATCATATTAGCTAAATCGTTAGATGAGCTACCTGATGCGCCTGCTCCGCTAATCATATGAGCTTCATCAATGAATAACACGCATTTACCAAGTTTTTGCAACGACTTAATAACTTGTTTAAATCGTTCTTCAAAGTCGCCTCTGTACTTAGAACCTGCTAGCATAGCTGCAATGTCTAAATTATATACAGTATAATCAGTTAAAAACTCAGGAACAGCACCATTTACGATGTTATATGCAAGACCTTCGGCAATTGCAGTTTTACCTACACCTGGATCGCCTACCATAATAACATTGTTTTTGCTGCGACGGCCTAATGCTAGTGCAATGTGTTCTAATTCATCAACCCGACCGATAACAGGATCAATTTTATTATTTTTAACTTCGTCATTTAAATTAGTAGTGTACGCTTGCAATGCTTTGTGCATTTGTGCATTTGGTTTAATTGTGTCAGATGATGAATCGTCGTCTGACATAACATTTTGCACGTACTCTGCATATTTTTCTTTTGTAATGTTAACTTGTGCAACATAGTAGAATGCCCATGATCGTTTTTCCCCTAACATTGCTAAGAAAAAGTCAGCTGGTTCAATACGGGTACCACCATTAAACAACACTTGAGTAAATGCTCGATTTAATGATCTCTCAACTGCTTGTGTTTTTTTTGGTTTAACTACTACTTCTACTGTAGTAATTTCATGGCATTTAGATTGTAAATGATCGAGTACAGTGCCCTTTAAAAAATTTACATCAGCGCCAAAGTGTTGTAACGAATTAGTAAATGCGTCGTCTTCTGTGAGCATTGAAAACAGAACATGCTCAAGTGTTACATACTCGTGATGCATATTTTTTGCAGCAGTTATTGCTTTGTCAAAAATTGCTTGTAGTTTTTCGCTTGGTTCGACCATTGTAGTTCCTTGTTGTTGTTAGTAAAGTTATATTATACACTATTACACGTAAATGTCAATTTAATTGACTGTTTATTGCTTGCAATTGTGCTATTAATGCAGGATCAGTAATAGCAGGTACTTTAATTTTAATAACAGTAATAAATTGGCCAGTTTGTTTACTATGTATATTAGTGAATCCAGAACCGTTTGCATATTTTGTACCGGTTTCAACGCCGGCTCTAATTGTTAAGCTAATAGTGTCGCCGTTAATTGTTTTTACAGGTTTTATACATCCAAGCATTGCTTCAATTGGATTAATTTCTAATGTTGTATGTACATCGTTTCCTTCTCGTTTAAAAGTTGGATCTGGTAGTATTATTACCGTTACGTTAAGATTTCCACGTTGAACATTTGGAATAGAATCATCCCCTAATCCATTATAACGTATTGAATCACCGTTATCTATACCTGCAGGTACATTTATTGAAACAGTTTGCGATCTTCCACTTGGTAAAGTAAATGTTGCATCTACTTGTTTTCCATTAAATGATTCAGCTAATGTTATTTGTACTTGTAAGTTTAAATCTCTATTGCGCTGTTGTTGTCTAAATCCATGTCCAAACATATTTGTAAAATGCGGATGCTGTCCAAATACGTCATTCATATCAAAATGGAAGTGTTGTGAGTGGCCACCGCCAAATCCGCCAAACGGATTTCCATTTTGTTGCATGTCGTATTCTTGACGAGATTGCGGATCACTTAATGTGTCATATGCTACTGATATATCTTTAAATGTTGCTTGGTCTCCGCCTTTGTCGGGGTGATGTTTGTTAGCTAATGAACGATATGCTTTTTTAATATCGTCCTGCGATGCGTCTTTGGACACACCTAGTTTTGAATAAAAGTCTGTCATGGTTAATATCTCATAAAAAAGGTCAGTTTGTATAGTAATTATACTATACAAAGACTGACCTGTCAAGATTTTGATTACTTGTGTTTTTTAACTACTTTTTTTGGAGCTGGTTTTACAACTGCTTTTTTAGGTGGAACTTTTTTACCTTCAAATTTCTTATGAACTTTGATAGTTTTGCATTGTTTCTTACCTTTT